GAAAGGTCTTGCACGCCCATGGGTCAGCAGGTGGAGTAAGACCTCCGCATATTGGATTGGCGGGGCCACGTACCGAAGTTTAACACAGACGTTACGGCGGCAATTGCCGGCCAGTACACCGCGTTCGTCACGCCTTAATAAGCGGGCGGCCTTACAAAGCCGAGTAGTGACTTTTGTTGCGTAGAAAAGGGGAGTATTGTAGTGGGTGATCACGCTATTATGTTAGGGTGCCAATACTGTTAATGGGTATTGCCGAAGACTACGTCTTCGGGTGTGCCTTCGATCATAGAGTCCGTTCATAGTGCTGACTATTTGAATTCGAAGGATAATTTGTGCGATGGTTCCCGAGAAAGAATCCTATGGTAGCGAGATCACTCACTTGTTGAGCGGTGTACTGGCCGGCGCTTCTGATGGAGATCAGAAGAAAGGTGCAGTACGCGGTTACCGTGGTGTTGTGACCAGTAAGGCGACGATTAAGGGCGATGTTGATGTGGCAGCTCGTGCGATTCGTTACCTGATTGGATATGTGCCGAAGGATGTGGTGTTGGCGCGTGTCCCAACGTCGAAGTTGCGTGAAGCGCAGCGTTTTGTGGTGTCTGAGACTGTGGCGATGGCAGTTGCGGCAACGACGAAGCGAGCGGGTGCGCCAGCTGAGATGTGGGCAAGTGCGGATTTCTCGTCGTTGTTGGAGAGGTTGGCAGCTGGGGTTGGCGTTTTCGCGAACCAAGGCAAGCTGACGTGCTCTGAGCTCATGGGCGGTGGTCAACCTAGTTTGGTTGCTATTGGCGGAATGAGTGATCGATTGGTTGCAGGGAAAGGGCATGTTTACGTGCCTTCTGACGTTGGGGGCATGTTGCGACAGTCCGCATTTGCGGCTCTTATCGCGGCTGTCTCCGGTTGTGGTGGTACGTTGGTTACTGATCGAGTTTTGCTTGACCCAGGTACGAACAACGTCCGTGTTCCTACGGCCGTTGGTGCTGACTTGGCGTTGGGTTGCATTGAAGCGATCAAGGTCTTGTTGAACAACATGGTTTTGGCCAACGCCGGTGCGATTGGTGTGTATGCAGTCGTGAGAGGTATACACCGCGCGGTGACGGTACGTGCGCACTCTGATGAGGGTGGGTTCTGCCGTGATGTGCTGCGCGCTGGTGAGTTTACAGTGCCTTACGGTCCTGTGATGAGTTCGCCTCCGGTACGTGAGCTCTTTCCTCAGCCTGCTGCGACGCTGGTATCAGTGAGGGCCTGGGTTGATTCAATTGCGTTGACGACTGCGGCTGCTGCTGCCCACAGTGATCCAGGGGTCGTTGTTGATGGTGAGGTGTACCCAACAGTTTTAACTGCTGTTGGGAAGGACTCAAAAGGATGGATCGAAGCTCACGGTACTGCGCTGACGAGCGTTGTGGCACCGTTTGCTCGTAATTATGTGTCGCTGCTGGCGCATATATTTGGTATCACGAGTCTGAATATGGGCGCGGCGTGTGACCATCTAATGTCTGCGTGTAGCCAGGCGGCTGGTAAGAAGCCTGCGCACCTTGAGCATGAGACGATAGCTCCGTTCTTTTGGATTGAGCCGACGTGTGTGCTGCCGGCTGGAGTGGGGACTTCAGAGACAGTACGGGCAGGGTACGGGTCTCTGGCGGGACCTGGGGCTACTAGCTCAAGGCCTGCATTCGCTGGTGCTTCAAATGTTCGCGAGCGCGGTGATGTCTACACGGTGGATATTAGCTGGCGTAGCGCTCGCATTCACGGGATGCTTCAGCATATGCGGCTGCATCCGTCTGGTGACCTGTCAAAAGTGAGTGTGTTATCTGCAGAGCCTTCGAGGTTTTGTCTCGCTGGTGGTGCCTCAGGAGTTAGAGACAAGATGGTCAACCGTGAAGGGCTAGATCGATGGCTGTGGGGACGTGGCCATTCGGGGTTAATTGCTCCTGCCGAGTGTATCTATACTGGGAAGGCGGTTCGTCTACTAGTTAGGCACCTCGATTTCGGTTCGATTGATGATCTCGGCGCCACAGTGCGGCGTCTACCTTCGAGTAACGAGTGTGGTGCTGAGGTTGTGTTCAACGCTACGATGTTGCTCAGTGAGGGGGTGGTTGAGTACAAATCTGTGCCCCGTGACGTGCGTCGAGAGCGTACTGCTGCGGCATCTGCTCTACATTGTCTTAGGGCAGGGGTAGCATCAGTAACGAACATGGACTTGACGGTGAAGTTTTCAGATTGTAGTATCAGTGAGGCGGCCACCTTATTGCCCGCTGTTGATACCCAACGGTCTAATCCTACGCTACTCAAGGGCGCAGGTACTTCTGAGACGGCTCAGGGTACTAGTATGAGCGATGGGGCACGGCTGGCGCCGACAGTGTTGCATGATAGTGTTAAAGGACCTCGACAGGGCCCGGCGGCACGCAGCTACCTTGTTGGATCTGAGCGGGCGAGTGGATTGCCGGGCAAGCAACCAGCTGATGACAGTTGTGGTCGCGTTGACCGGCGTGAGGTAGATACTGAAGTCCACCTCGAAGAATGTAAGGCCGACGGGACTGCTGATGCGCCGTCGGTTGTCCAACAATAGGGCGACGTCGCTGGGAGGCAAGCCGACAGAAGCAGTTTGCTGCTGATGTCAAGGCGGGCTTGCCTCTACACAGCATACGCCGGAGCCATGCCTTTTTGAGTGGCGTGGTAATGGATGATATTGATACCTGTGTCGGCGCAGGTGGCGTGCCAGGAGGTGTTTTCTGCACTGAGGTTGCTTCGTGTGAGCAAGCGAGGTGCGTCGGGTGCCAGATCTTGGGTGGTGCGCACACGAGTGCGGAGAAGAGAGTCATCGACAGGTTGCACGAACGCCTTATAACGTTCGATATGTTAGCACCAATGATGCTAGAGGTACTGCTACCAGATGATGTTCGTGCGGCTGCAGTGTGTGAAGAACGTTGGGATGGGTTCGACGCTGTTTGTGCTGGGCGTGACAAGAGTCACTCCGATGTGTCTTCGTTGTTGCTATTGCCGTACCCCGTACAGACGGGATGTGCATTAGGGACATTGAAGAGCTGGCTGTCGGTTGCGCTCAACAAGACTGCTCGTTGCGGTCATGCGGCGTGGCGTTGTTCTGGCAAAAAGTGTGCTGGGAAGATTGTGCGTGGGCGCGGGCAAGTTAGGCTGAAATCGCACCCAGGTGCACAGAATCGGGTCAACATGAGACTGGACGATATATTGCCGACGGTTGAGGAGACAGAGCCGGTGGTACACAGACACTTTATGGACGGAGGGTACGCTTCGCTGTTGTTTGATGATGCTGCTGCGGGCGTGCTTCTGTGGTCCATAACGTCAGGGCTTGGTGTCTTTGGTTTGAGATTGGCAACGTGTGTTGTTAACCGTCCAGCACTGGGCAAAGCGATAACGGCATACATCAAGTCTCTCGGTGGCAATGGACGGCTTGAGGGCGCGGTGTTGTGCGAGCTCAACTGTCTTGCGGGACGAGCTGTCGGTGAATTGGACGCGAAAGCGGAGATTTGTAGGCGGGCTGTGCCTAGCTTAGCGAAGAGTGATGTGTGTGGCCTTGATCCTGAGGAGGTTCGTGCGTGGGCAAGAGTCATAATCAGGTCAGAACTGGGCAGTGCTCCAGAATTTGCTCCGATCGATGAGTTTTGGGCAAGACGATGGGCGTGGTGCGTCAATGGATCACACTCAAGGATTGCTGAACGTGAGCTAGGTGACGAACGTGTGACCGTAGCTGAGCCCGGGCGAGTTCACCGTAGAGTGTTTGTCGAAGGTGTGAGCCACAATGTTCTCGAGGATTGGAAGCCAAGAGTGTTCTACTCGTATTCTGAGAAGCTCGAGGCTGGAAAGACGCGCGCTCTATTCGCTGGCGACTCATTGAGCTATATCGCTTTTGAACATCTATTGCGGCCTGTTGAGCGCGTGTGGTTGAACAAGCGTGTGTTGTTAGACCCTGGTTCTGGAGGGAGCTGTGAGATGTCGGAGAGAGTGCGGAGGCTAGTGTCATCTAACACAGACTCGGTTTACGTGATGTTAGACTATGATGATTTCAACTCACAACATAGTCTCGAAATGCAGCAGATGTTGTTCGAAGAGCTCATAGCTGAAACGAACTACGACAAGATATTAGGCATGAGGATATTGGACAGTTTCAAGCGTGGTCGAATCTACTGGGGCGACAAGAGCTGGAAACACGTGTCCGGTTTGATGAGCGGACATAGGGCGACAACTTTCGTCAACTCTGTGTTGAACAGAGCGTATATGTGTGCAGCAAGCAGTACATTTCGTGACAAGGCGGGTCTGCATGTTGGTGATGATGTTGTATCAAGCGCACGGTCTGTCTCAGAGGCGTTCAGTATACTACGCGAGTGTGAGGCTTCAGGGCTGCGGATGAATCCGCTTAAGCAGAGTGTGGGTCGCCACTGTGGTGAGTTTCTGCGCGTCGCGACTGGAGCCAAGGATACTTGCGGATATTTGGCGCGGGCTATTGGGGGTGCAGTCGCTGGCAACTGGGTCAGGGATTACACTCTTCAGCCAAGTGAGGCGCTGGCGTCGATGATAAACGCTGGGTGGACCATCTATAATAGGAGTGGTGGATACCCAGTTGGTCTCCTGTTGTCCGGAGTGGTCAACAGGTTGACGGGAGGAACGTTTGCGAGTGAGCGTCTAATGTGTGGCGTGACGGGTCTGGGTCCGGGTCCTGTCAGATTAGGTGACGCTGATTATGTTGAACGGACATATGTTGAAGAAAACTGGAAAGTAGATCTCGAGTTGGCTGATAAAGCAAAGAAAGCGACTGAGGCATACTTGAGGGACGGGTTAGCACCGGTTGAAGGTGCAGCACTTGAAATGGCCAAAACAGGCATAACGACAAGGATGGTTGAGCTGTCATACAGCAAAACAATCCTGTCGTCGGTTGCAGGTGAAGGCGTAATGTCAGAGCTGTGCTTACGCGACGTGCACGCCAAGGCTCCTCGGTGTGTTGATATCGGAAGTCTATTGCGCATGCAGGACCAGCACGGGCTGTTGGAGAAATATCCACTAGTTATGCTGGTGAGATCGAGTCTTGGTCGGGGTGATCTACGTCGTTTGTTGGATATGGTCTCAGATGAGTGGGACGGTGATCCAGAGGAAGCTGCTTTCGGCCGTGACAGGGTTGATTGTGCAGTGAGAGGTTTTGTGCCTTACTCAGATGCGGCGATGCTGAGTAGGCGTGCGGGTGGAGCTACGGTAGTAGCGGTTCACCGACAATACTACCTCTAAGTTAAGGTTGGCGAGCGTGTTGTGCATG